CGCATCCGCCTCGTTCTCCGTGTGCGTCCCTAGTAACAAGTGCGCTGGATTGCAGCAAGTCGGGTAGTCACAACTGTGACGGACTACCAATCCCTGAGGGGTTGGCCACGCCTCTTCCCAAGACTTACCGTGAACCATTTGCCCCAGCGCCCAAGCGAACTGGTGAGCACGGGCATTCTTTCCCTCAAACCAGAACTGTCCGTATCCGTCCTTGTCCCGGCTTGCCAGCCAATCCCAGCACTCATCCGGATCGCAGATCGCCACATTGTTATAGAACCGCTTCTCGTCCTTCGGGTTGACCATTGCTCTGCTCCAGTAAATACGGAAGCCATATTGCTTCCCCTGTATTATACCGAAATAGAACTAAAACGGCCACCCTATTTCCTTAATTTATGCCTACGGTCTAATTAAACCTAAGGCGAGCCAAAGATGCCGAGCGGAGTTGTCGCCCCCGAGCTGGCCCTGAAGCTGCCCACTACCACGTCTGCTCCATTGTCAACCAGTGTCTCGTTCCTGAACCGCAGCTTGCGCCTATTGAACCAGACCATTGAGGTCTGCTCTTTGGCGGCCAGGAGGAACCAGCGGCCGTCGTCGGTGATGAAGTTGCTGCGAAGCGGCTCGATGTCAAAGATGTTCGTGACCGCGTTCACGGTGTTGTCGGCGGTGAACGGGCGCTTCTCCGACTTCAGGATGTTGACCGCCATGAACATGTCACTCGGCCCGTGCAGGAGGTATTTCGGCAGGGTGTTGATCTTCCGGCCCCGCTGATCCTTCATGTCGGTGGACCAGAGGATCAGGCCCGCTTCCAGGGAGAGCAGCGAGAGGTCGGCGGCGATGGTGGGACGGTTCTGGTAGGTGCCGCCTCCCGCCATAAAGTGGGTGGTCGAGAGCAGAGTGTAGTTCGTGCTCTCTGCCGTATACAGCGTGGCGGAAAGGCTGTTGAACAGGGTCATCGCGTCCAGCTCCTGCGTGTAGGCGGCCGACTTGCCCAGTTCCTTCACGCCACGGCTGATGAGGCCATACTGGTCGTCTTCCCTGGCCTCCTCACTGATACGGAGACCAAGTGCCCACGTGGGGTGGGTATACACTTTCGTGTATGCCTCCTGCATTGAGTCGTACGTGGTAGTGCCGTTCTCCGCGCGGACCTCGAACAGGCCGGTGCCCGCGGCCACGCCATCCGTCTCCTGCCGCTTTTCACTGGTGTCGATGTTGAAGATGCGAGGGTACTCGTTGCCATACAAAATGTACGCATCGAAGAACCACTTTCGCATCCCCTCTTCCATTGCGGAGTCGAAATGTGACCTTACGATTGTTCCACCGATCATGACAACAAGTACCTTTCTTTCTTGCTATCCTCCAGGCTCGTGATTACGAGCCGGAGAACTGGAGGTTGCGAACGTGCGGTGCGCCATCAGTGGCGATGGTGTACGGGAGGAACGTCACGTAGGCATAGCCATAGATGTCCCCGATGGTGTTGGTAGCCGTCCCGTAAAACCGGGGGAACCCGATGATGCGTGCCTTGGCGACCGCCACCGTGGCGTCCTCGATCGTGGTCCCCTGCAGGTCCACATGCCACTTGCCGGTAGCCGTGACCGAGGCCCGGCGGATGGCGAACAGGTCGCCGATATGCGCCAGCGATGTGACCGCTGAGGCTGCCGTGCCGTGATAGACGTTCATGATGAACACATCGCCCGCGCGGATCGGCATGAACATGACGCGAGTGCCGGTCACGCCCGTGGCCGCCTTCATCGCGATGCCGGCGATCTCTGAGTCCAACTGAAATGTGGTCGAGGCGTTGTCCGTGCAGACGGCCACCGCACCTGCCGTGTTCACATAGATCAGATCGCCTTTGGAGTAAGTCTGCGAAGCGGCCTCCAGATACTGGGTGTCGAAGCCAATGCCGCCCATGTGGATCGGCGGCACCCCGTTCTGGTTGTAGCAAAACTGCGGGTTGATGAGCGCTTGTGTCGCTATTTTAGGTTCCTACCTTTCCAATGGGGGACAGACCGTAAGCTAATCCCCTTCTGGCCTCTGTTGCAAAATCGCACGTTTCTGGGATTATTGAAACAGAAAAACGTTTGGCCCGCAAGCGGCCTGCCAGTGCTTACTCGTCCTCGTCAAACTCCACACCGTCTTCCAGTCGTCCGTGCGATCGGCCCACATAGACGCTGGCGATCTTGGATCTGGCGTTCCGGTTGATGTCCTTCACGCTCTCCCGGACGTTATCCTCCGCCGCCTGGCGGTGCTTCACCAGGTCGTTCGACTTATACCGCACCTTCTCGATGTAGCCCTCGGGACGCTGGCGCATCAGATGAACGTCTCTCTTGGCGACCGGCTGGCCATCCGATCCGTAGACCAGCTCACCGCCGTATCGCTTGTACAGGTCAGTCGGCTGGCGGGACTGCTCTCCCCGGTGATCGACCGTGCGGACCCAGCGGTAGATCCAGCCCTTCTCCCGCAAGTCTTCGCCCTTCTCGCCAACCCACGAGAGAGGGTCGTGGATGAATTCCGTCTGGGAAGCGAACGCGCCGTATGGCTGGCGGTCATCCTGTCCCAGCTTACCGATATCGCCCCTGGCCATCAGCCGCGCGCGTTTGGCCGCCTGGTCGGCGTCGATCCGCCGCTGCACCTCGACGTGCGCCGACGCCTCGTCGTCCATCCGGTCCTTTGGCTGCCTTGACTTCACGGTCTTCTGGAAGCCGTCCGCATACGCTTCCGCGTTCGCGATCTCGTCAGGCACCGGCCGGCGCTCCGTCTCTCCCGTCGGAGCAGACGCTGCGACATTTACTACCGCTTGCTCCACTGGTCCCTCCTCCTTTAGCAGCCGCCTGGTGTGGATGCCGCAATACACGCCGCCCGTGACCGCGTGACTCCTGCAGTCCGAGCCGTCCAAATTCGTGTGTCCACAGCGTGGCATCAGCGGCCCCTCGCCTTCGCCCGGTTCTTGGCCGCGAGGTAGCCGTCGATGCTGTCATCCCGGCGGAGCGCCTCGTACTCCTCGCGTGTGCCACCGTAACGCCGCATGAACTCCCCGGCTGTCTGATCGTTCGCCTCCACTGTCTCACGCCCGGCGCTGCCTCGGGACGGCGCCACCTCGGCGTAGTTCTGGGCGAACTGACCGCGCTGGTTTCTGGCTGCGGGCTGCTTCGCCTTCGACCAGTCCAACTGCGCGGCGATCATACTGGCTATCTGGGCAAGCTGGGCCGGTTCCCGCCAGGAGGATAGCGGCAGCCCCTGGAGGCCCTGCATCAGCATCGGCGTGAAATCCGGATGCTCCATCGCCGTCAGCGCGGGCGGGAAATGCCGCTGCAGGGCGCTCTCCACCTGCGCGAGTGCCCGCTCCGTCTCCCGGGCGTAGGTGATCTGCGACTGCTGCTGCTGCGCGTCCAGAAGCGGCTTGATCTTCGCGTCAGCCTTCGCCTCGGCGGCAGTGTCGATCTGCTTCTTCATCCACGCCTGGAAACCAGGCTTGTCGTCATACGGGTCCGGCATCTCCTCCGGTTCGGGATCAGCCGTACTGGGCGCTGCCGCAGCCGGCTGTGCCGACTGGCTGCCCATCCAGCTTGCGAACCGGGACGGGTCCGCCACCTGCGCCTGCCCCTCCGGATTGATGTCCAACCCCTGCTCCTTCCACACTTCCCGTAGGGCAGCGAGCCGCTGGTCTGATACTGCCCGCTCCTTGGCCTGTAGTCGCTCCACCTTCGCTCTGACCTCCGGCTCGAACTCGTCCAGCGAGAGATCCCCATCATCCTCGCCATCTTCATCGTCATCATATTCCAGCAGATCGTCATCACGCTCGTCAGCCACGTTTTCTCCTTTTTCCTCACCCTTACTCCAGGGGAACCTCATGACTATCCTCCGCGCAGCGTATGGAAAGTGTCCGATGCACCTGAGCTAAAGATTACCCTGTCTATCACCGTGCCTGCGCTGCTGTCGGTACCCACCGCATCCGGATGCTTCGGCTGTGTGCTGTCAGTAGTGGTGACCGTTTGTATCGGACAAGCCACGCATTGCGGCATCGACGGCGAGTAGCACCGCCCGCAGCAGGGACACTCCCAGCCCTGCCGCGGTAATGACTGCCACATTGGTTGCCCCACGGTCAGGGCGATGTCGTACAGATCTGCCATCTTATCTCTCCCTCTCCAGTGAACCCTAGATCCCGGAGAACGTTCATAGTCCACCAGCCGCCGTTGGGATCTCCTGGGATGACTTCAAACTTTCCGGGCGCCTTCACGGTGGATAGGTGCTGGAGGAACCGATCCAACTCCCCTTGCCCTGCGCGGATCGTCATTTCTCCCCTCCCTAGAAAGCCAGCTCGATGGCCTCGTCCCTGGCCATCTCCACGACCTGCGTCAAGGTCGCGCTGCCCGAAATCCTTGCCGCTACCTTCGGCTTGATCTTCTCCTCCTGGGCGTCTCGCACGAGGTCGGCAACGTCACCGGAGGGGATCACACTCCGCCAGAGGCGAAACAGCGCGTCCCGGATAACCAGGTCCGGCGCCGCCTTGTCCAGGGTCATCCCCTTCGCGGTCATCCCGGCCACGATCTTGGGAATGGAACCGGTCATTTTCTTCTTCACCGCCTCCTTGCCCGCATCTCCAAAGAACTTCAGCAAGATATTGGTGAGCATGTCTGTACCGAACATCTATCTCTTCCTCCCTGGTGAACCCTGCTCTCGAACCACGGGCATAGCCGCCTCCATGGCGAGAGCAGGAGGTAGCTTCGCCATCTCCTCCCGCGTGTAGCAAACCGCGCAGTGTGGCGGCAGCAGCATCGGGTTTTCGCACACGGGGCAGCGCCCTACGTGAACCGTCATTTTTCTCTCCCAAGAATGAAGTCCTTTGGGCTTTCGATCATCTTGGTCAGTACCTGGTAAGCGCCCTGGAGTTGGCGCATATCGCCCAGATCACCGCGACTGGTCGCCAGCTTTCGCAGCACGTCGCGCCGCTGCTCCATCAGCGCGGGATGCATCACCAGCTTCCACCCATCAGAACTCAACAAATCCAGGAGATGGCCAGTTCGCTCCTCCACCATCTCCTCGTTCCGCTCATCCGCTTCCGATTTTCTCAACGAGCCTCCATTTTAGGTATGATTGATCTCGGTCTGGTATCATGTCAGTGACGAAGAAATACCCGGCGCGACTAGTGATCGCCCGGGCGTGACACGAGAAAGGTTGGTTTCCCCATGTGCTCTCATTCTACTAGAGTAACCCTCGTTTGTGCCACATGCTTCACTCAGTTCGAGGCCTACCCATCTGCGGTAAAGAAGGGCCAGAAGTTTTGCAGCCGCGCTTGTTTTTCCAGTCGGCCGCTCGCCGCAAACGTCCCCCTTGTGTGTGCTTTTTGCTCCGCTCCGGTTGAGGTCTCCAGGTCCCTCGCAAACCAGGGGCAAAGATTTTGCAGCTACCGTTGCAAAGTTGAAGACCAGAAGGTCCCCATCGAAATCCGGTTTTGGCAGCGGATTGAGAAGACTGACAGTTGCTGGATTTGGACGCACAGCAAAGACAAGGATGGATACGGAGTTATCTGGGACATATCCATCCAATCGTATGCGCTCCGCGCTCATCTTTACTCCTGGTTGGTAGCCAACGGACCCATTCCGGAAGGAAAGCACGTACTCCATAACTGCCCCGGCGGAGATAATCCTGCCTGCGTGAACCCAAGCCATCTTTGGCTTGGACCTCCCCAAGCCAACGTCGCTGATATGGTCGCCAAAGGCAGGCAGGCCAAGGGGTCGGCCAATGGCATGGCAAAATACTCCGAAGACCTTATCCGAGAGATCAGGCAGGTGCGTCTTAAAGAAAACCTCAGTTGCAAGAGACTCTCGGATCGGTTTCAGGTCAGCACCAGTCAGGTGTTTAGAATTGTGACGCGAAAATCCTGGAAACATATTTAGCTTGCAAGCGTCCTCCCTCCCGTCCCGGAAGGTGGCATCGGAGTTCCGTTCACGCCAGTCGCGGTCCCCTGTGAACCGCCTTTAGGGAAACCCGCCTGAGCTTGTGCCTCAGGTGGGCCGCCATTGGCTCCGGAGGAGGGTGTGGGAGCAACACCCCCGCCTCCAGGAGCACCTTGTCCGGTGAGCATCGCCTCGCCCATCAGTGCCTGGGCCTGCTGCTGCGCCTGCTCCATCCCTAAAATCTTGTCAACATTCTGTTGGACCAGCCCCATCATCTCTTCTCGCCGGGGGTATCGGACTGCTTGCAGCACGACATCGAGAGCCATAGCGAGAATGCGAGGATCTTGCCCTGTGATTGGATTGGCCAGCAGCATCCCTTGCACTTGCGTGGAGACGGAGATCCTGGTCTGCATATCGGAAAGCTGGGCCAGGCCGGTGGGGACCAGATCGACCTTCGACTTCAACAGTTCACGATCAATGAAGCCTGGGACGGTCCCATTGGGCGCCGGCACCAGTTGGCCTCCCGGCCCCATAGCGGCTGGGACTTGCGACCCATCTATCTGGGTGATGAACTTTCCAGGAGCCGCGCTGATCCGATACGGCACCAGCGGACCAGACCCCCCATACTGAGCCTCTAGCCAGCGAACCTGGTCTAGGATGCTCGCCCATTGTCTCGCCACCTGACTGGCTTTCTCCTCGAAGACCATCGAGGAGGCTCCAGCCACGATCTGGATCTCACCCAGCGTCTGCGACCCTTCTGCCGTCCGCCCCAGCGTGGGGTTCGAGCTGGCGGTCAGCAGTTCGCACATCTCCTTGAGTTTCGAGCTGAGTTGGTAATGCTCAGCAGGAAACGATGGCTGGGGGAACGGGAGGATACCCCTCACGTCATCGACCTCGATTGGCTCCGCGAGGCGCAGCTTGATCTTAGCCGGGTTCAGGCCGGAGGTGGTATCGTAGAAAAAATTCCCGCTGACGTTCAGCTTGAGGTCCGCCTGATCCGCGAGGGCGCACATCACCGCGGCGTCCGCCGCCTGGAAGCAGGATATCTTCTCCGCTACCGAGAAGCCCCACAACTGACCGGGCAGTTCCTCGTAACGGAGTAAGTTATAGAACGGCTTCCCGTGCTCATACGGCAGATACTTGTGCCGGAGCACTTTGTCGGTGCCGGAGTGGACCGTGAGGACGCACCACTCCATCTCTTTGTCCCCGTTCGCGTCCATCAGGTAGCACAGGTCGTGGCACTCGTACTCCTCGTACAGGTTCTCCTCGTCGTAGTTCACACTGGTGCCGTCGGGGTCCAGTCCCTGATCGTGGAGCTGCTCCTCCCGCTCATCCGGCAGCGGATCCCCTTTCCGCTTCAGCAACTCGTCCACGGCATCCTGGATGTAGAGCCCCTCGCGCGCGCCTTTCAGGAGGTCGGCGCCCCGGATGCGCTTCCGTTCACCCAGGCAGTACGCCTCCTCCGGCCGCTGGATCGTGGTGGGGAAGACAATGCCGTCCTCCCATGGGAAGAACCGGATCTTCACCCCACTGCGGACGGTCACGTTCTCCCAGATCAGCTTCTGCTTCGGTCTGCCCTTCTTGTCCGTCTGTAGGCCACCCACGAACGCATCGCCGGGCTCCACGCCCGCGCGCAGGAGGTCGTAGCTCTGCCGCTCGTCATGATCCACCACCACTCGCGGGCGGCGGCAGGTCTCGTTTTCGTAGGTGACGGCGATGAACGCCGTTCCGACCACCGGCAAGTCATTGTGAGCGTTTGCCGCCTCCGCCTCCCAGTTCGTTTCCTCGAGGATGGAGGCCATCGCGGCGTCGATATCCGCGACCTGATCCATCAGGGCGGGATCACGGGTGACCGCCGAGACGGGCGGGACCGTGCGGAGGATCTGCGAGTTCAGTCGGGTGGAGTGGCTGGAGCAGAAGACGTTCGTCAGCCCTGAGTTCAGGTCGGCGCACCCCTCCCAGCGGTTATTCGTGCCGGGCGGCTCCGTCTTAAAGTCGCGCCGCCACTGCTTCGCTCGCTCTCGCCGGTCCTGGGTCTCGCTGTAGTACCGCCGGATGATGTCGCCCAGGGTCCGCCCGAGCCGCTCTCGTCGATCCAGGTCCCAGCCGACGTTCAGCACCACCGGCTGCGGCATCGGCTCCTCGTCGTCACCGCCGCCCATTGGCGGAAGCATCGGTGGCATCGGCGGCGGTGGGGGCATCATCCCGGATTGCTCGTCAGGAGGTATCAACAGCTTCTACTTTCCAGCGGCCTGCCAAAAAAGAAGCCCGGTGCATTTCGCACCAGGCTCTACATTTTTTTCATCTTCTTGACTTTGGCGCCCTTTTTCTTCATCTCGGCCGCCTTCTTCATTCCTGCATCAGTGTATGGCAGGTGAACAGTTTTCTTGCTCTTGCTCATCCGTACTACAGGCACTTTCTTCCTCCCATGCGATCAGGTCGCTTGCGCGAATGAGATAATACTCCGCACTCTCCCGGCCGATCTGCACCACTTCCGTCGCTCCGTCCCAGTAGACGCGCTGCCCTACTTCCAGGGCTTCTCCCATGATCTTATACACGGAGGCGCGTGTGCCGCGCAAGCGGCCTGCCAACAGCAGCTTCCCCGGACCCACTCCGGCAACTACACCGGAATGCGGGCGCTTCTGATACCGTTCGGCTACCGCGATCAGCCCCTCGTGCGAGCGTATGGGGTCGGGAAGGATCATCACCCAATCGTTGCAGGGCGACGGTCGATCCGGATAGGCGACGGCCAGGAGCATCTCATCCTTCACCAGGCCGATCCGCTCCCTGGCATCCAGCATCTCCAGGTGCTGCTGCTGAAACACCACGCTCTCGCCTACCAGGCACCACATCTCGGAGCGCATCCCCCTGGCGTACGGGACGCTGATGCCCGGTCCCGCCGCGAGGATCTCGCCCTGCCAGTGGCGTGCCTGAGTTTCCTCAGGCAGCCAGATCCCTCCTGCCGTTTTTTCCAGCCCCTTCGCCAGGCGGACAAGGTAGTTCGTAAGTAATGGCCTGAAACTCAACCAATCCATTTCAGCGGTACGCGACCTTCTCCGCCTCTTGGCTGCTCGTCCGTGGCCCATCTGACACCTCATGTCGCCTGATCGTATCGAAGTGCGGCTCTCCCGTGATAACGCCGGCCAGCGCGTTTATCGCCTGCTCCATCAGCTTCCACTCCAGACCGTCCTTCTCTTTCGGCTCGAACGGCTCGATGTGGAGGTGCAGCAATTCGTGGACAATCAGCGTGTCCAGCGTGTCCAGCGAGAACTCTTCCGGCTCCAAGTCCCTCGGTTCACGCAGGCTGATGAGAGCACTCTTCTTCTGAAAGACCGTGTTGACACACGCTTGTGCGTCGTCCATCTCCCAGAACCTGCGGATCGTGATCGTCACACTCCAATCCTGGAGGCGCAACTTGGCCTGCCAATGTCTCAGTCTCTCATCTAACAGCGCCTGTGTCCACTCGCTCGGAGCAGCCGCTGCGACCTTCATGCTTTCGACTTCCGCACTATGGTCTTCTTGGCCTTCTCCTCTACCACCGGTTCGGGGTCGTCAGGCTCAGGCTCAGGTTCGAAAGCGTCAGGTTCCGCCTCTACCTCGGCCTCCGGAACGGCCTCAGCCTCAGCTTCAGGTACTGGCGGGTGCTCATACGCCGCGATCAGGGCCGTCAGCCGGTCGATATCCACCTTCAGGTCGTCGGCGGGCTTCGATACCTGCCAGCGCCACCGCCCCTGCAGCCGCAGGTGCTGCTGCGTCAGGTCTGCCAAGAGCGCCCTGGCTGCCGCCAACTCATCCGCGTTGTTGATCTTCTCCATCATACCACCTCCTCAGATGGCGTCAGCACACTCCTGCTCACAATACTTGCAGCAGGTGCAGAGCGTTTCCTCGTCGTCGTTTATTTCTGACAGGTAGGGACAGGTGTGCGGTGCCTGCGCCTCGCCTTTGCAATCGTTGTTGTTGCCGCCGCACTTCTCAGTCTGCACAGGCTGCTCCTCTGCCTGTTTCTCCATCAATATCTCCTTGCCATCGAAGTCACGCGCGGGCCGGGATCGTCCTCTTCCTCCTCCTCGGTCTGCTGGAACTTGTTAGCGGGGAATAGCCTGGTTGCTATGTAGCCTACACAGTCAAAAGTGTGCGAATAGAAATTCTTGAGAGGCTCTCTGGAGTAGGAGCCGTCCGAATATTCTTTGTACTGGTACAGTCCCGCGAAACCGTCCAGGACCACCATCGCGTTCGGGTCCACTACAAGCGCCGGAATTCCGTCCTTCAGGGTAGTGGTCAGCCGAGCGCGGACACTCTCCAGCCGGATCGTGATCCCCACCTGTCCTGGCATGATCCGCCAGCCCAGCCCCTCCTTACGCTCCGTGATCAGCCGACCGTGGATGTCTTCTCCGACGTGGATCTCCAGCCCCTTGCGGAGGATATCGAACGAGGTTCTGGTCTCCTGTGGCCGATCACCGGTCCTTGGCACCCGCATGTTGCCGGCCGGATCGCCAAAGTGGACAAGCCGCAGATCCTTCAGGGCGAGGCCATTGGGAAGCGCGTAGTTCTGCGTTAGGTAGTCCGCCACGCGCCAACCAAACTCGTAGATACCAACCGTCTCGTCCTCGGGCGGAGAGATGCTGTCCAGGATCAGCCACTGACCAGCGGTGTTCGTCTGCGTGATGACACATGCCACCCGTCCAAAATCCCAGCCCATGTAGAACGGACGGGACGGGTCAGGAAGGATGGGGTCCAGCGACATGTGGTGGTCGCGACTGAACTCAGGGTAGACGCGCTTGCCCTTCGTGGCATTCCAGTCGATCAATATCTCAGTTCTGATCGCCTCGGGAGACATACCCCGGCTGGCAGCCGCCAGGTCATACCCTGGCACGGACGTGTGGGCAATCGTCAGGACCGCCCAGCCGCTCTCCTTGTGGACGATAGGAAGGATCGGATTGTCGGAAACTGCCGGCCCACCTTCCACATTCTTTTCTTTGACCAGGCCGACGCAGTAAGTGGAGGCAGCGTTGGCAGTAGTAATCGCAACAATCCCACCCCCGCCCTGCAATACAGGAAGCGTCCCCTCCATCGTGTCCTTCGCAAGGGGGACAAACGCAAGCTCCTCAAAATGCACAAGCGTGCTACCAGGCCCTCGGCTGCTGTCTTTCCCCTGCGGGAGGCAGTCGATGGCGCCGCCGTTCGATGCACGCGCGCGGCCGAAGGCAAACTCCACCGCGGGGAAGTCCGGCCAGTACTGCTCACGGAAGCCTCGCTTCTCGAACTCGGTGTAAAGGAAGCGGACGCGCTGATCGAGGTAGAAGGCGCTGCCGCCCGCATCTTCCAGTTTGCGGGAAATGATGAACACTTGCCGGTTCTCGGTCGAGTTTAGCAGAGTGGAGTTTCCATCAGTATCCTTCCACCTGGGATCCTGTCCTCCCGCGATCAGCCACAGGTCGAACGCGCACACCGTCCACGAGGCCATCACGCGCCGGGCCTTCTCGATGAACAGCAGGCGCTCCAGAATGAGGTGATCGCACAACTCGTCCAGGAACGGCCAGTCGGGGAATGGGGCAACCTTGCCCGCCCTACTTTCATCCTTCGTAATGCAACAATTTCGGAGGAAGTAGCGGAAATCCGTTTGCGCTCTGGGCCGATCCGGGTTGACGATCTGGCGAATGCGCTTCTGGAGGATGGCGATGCGATCGTAGGGAGACTCAGGCACCTCCGGCGTGGGGACGACGGGAGATCCTATAAGCCTCCTGAGGGAGGGTGATTGCTCCTTACTTGGCGCAGATCCGGGCGGGACCTTAAAGGCCATGGCTACTGAGTTCCGAAAACGGAGGAATGCATACCAGTTAGGGTGAACCTAAGCATAGAATTGGCCCGGCGCGACTTGAGATCGCCCGGACCTCGGCTGAGCCTGAAAGGAGGCCCAACGATGAGTAGTTCACCACGCAGCACTCCAATTCCTGTCGGTCAGAAGTTCGGCAAGCGAACAGTCCTGGCTGAAGCGCCAGGACCAGCCAACAACCCAACCACCCACGTCACCTGCCGATGCGATTGCGGCTCGGTTGATGTCGTAGCACTCACTAAACTCGTGCGCGGAAAAGCGCAGTACTGTGTCCAGTGCAGGCATTCCACTCACCGCACGCATGGACAGTGCCACACTGGCGTGTATCGTAGTTGGTATGGACTGCTCCAACGATGCCAGAACCCAAAATGCAAGAGCTACCCCAGGTATGGAGGGCGCGGCATCACTGTCTGTGAGCGATGGCGCTCATTTGAGAACTTCTTCTCCGACATGGGTCATCGACCCACGCCCAAGCACACTATCGAAAGACTGGACAACAACAAGGGTTACAGCCCTGAAAACTGCGCCTGGCGCACCATGAAAGAGCAAAACAACAACAGGAGAAGCAATTTTTGGATCACCTTCAACGACAGGACCCAGACACTCACAGCATGGGGTGTCGAAACAGGGATCAACTACGTCACTCTACACAATCGCCTAAAGAGCGGGTGGAGCGTAGAGAAATCACTCACCACTCCCGTACTGCGAAAAGGCTAGTTTGCCGCGTCGCCGAGCAGCCCTGCCTTTATATCTTCGTTCACCTTGGCCCTGGCCTCACGTGAGGTAAGGCCGCTCGCCAGGTACTCGACGTACAACAACTCTTTCGTCTGGTCCAGGGTGGTACCTGCAATGCGATCAGCGAACGGCTTATCCACCTGGTTGAAGGCGAGTTTAACGATATCCTCCGCGCAGCGCACCACCCCCTTGATGGCGCCGGCGTTCAGCACGGCCAGCGAGTAGAAGCCGAGGCGCCTGACGTTCACCTCACTGAACTGGAGCTTGGATATCTCCTCGTGCGGATCGGCGTCCGGGGGCATCTCCTTCCCGGTCAGCGTCCGGTGCAGGAGGCGCAGTGCCGGCTCGATATCGAAGCCGTCATCCTCGATCGGATCAGGCTCCGGTCGTCTCGCCATCTGGCGCCTCCGTCTGTTTTGGCTTCATCCTGCCGAGGGTCTGATACTTCTTGGTGCCGCCGAAGTTGTTCCTGGCGGTAGCGTAGCCGCCTTTGCGGCCCAATTCCCGGTAGTAGGCTGCATCGTGACTGGCGGACGTGGCATCGCCACCGCGCTTGGCCAACACCTGAAGCGCCTCCACTCCGTACTTGGCCAGCCGCGCCTGGCCGCCCAGCTTTCCCACTTCCGATCTGGTCATCTTCCGAACTTCGGGCATACAGCGACCTCCTGCTTGCAGTGTAGCACTTAGCAGGTATGTTACGCAACGAGGCGTTGATACCGCACACGGGTTTTGGAGACGAAAAAGAACCCAGGAGGCGCTGTGAACGCCTTCCTGGGTTTATCAGAGGATCGCTGTATTGCATCGTTTGAGGACCGGACAATCGGCGGACGCGGCTCGAACGCGCGACCCGTAGCGTGGTTCCTAGGACACGCCACTGCTCTACCACTGAGCTACCGCCGATCCTTACTTCTACTGCTTACTACACTGGTGTGCAGGGTGCGACCCTACTTAGATGTGGCGACCAGTATCCACCAGGGTGCCGGATTAGGAGAGTTTCCTCTCCAGTCCGGCGATCTTTGCAGCCGCTCGGTGCGATCCGGAGGGACAAGCTCGGGACCGAAATAGGCACACCGCGCCCTGACCGTAACGACTGCAATAGCGGGGGTGGGATTTGAACCCACGGTGCTTCCACTCCGCGCTTTCGCGCGAATGCCTTAGACCACTCAGCCACCACCGCTGTTCTACATTATACCACATGCGCGCGCGAGGGGCTCAGGCCGCATCTTTCAGCGAGAGCGCCTCGGGGCTGCGTCTGGTCTCATCCATCGCGTCCACCAGACCCTTGCCGGGCACCAGCTTCACGAGCGCCTTCGCGCGGCGGTACCAGCGCAGGAGGTCGCGGTTCTCGTGGACGTGCAGGGAGATCGTGCCGCCAGGATTGTGCAGCACCTGGATGACGTATCCCTTCACGCGGGTGGAGGTCAGTCCTGGAGGCAGCTTCAGGTCATCCGCATTCCACTGGTCTAGCTCCTTCAGCGCGGCTACCGCTTCATCCAACTCCGTCGCTTGTTTGTCGCCCTTCGGCATTATTTCCCTCTCTCTCGTTGATCGCCTTCGCTGCCCAGTCGAGCATCGCCTTATTCCAGTGACTGCCCCGAAAGAAGCGCACCACATCGGGAGCTATCTCCCTGATCGACAGCCCGCCGATGGTAGCGATGTTCAACTCATGCTCCGGGATCGGATCTTCCAGGCCCTCGGGGATCTCCGCCGTGCGGCATCTATCTCCCTCCATCGCTAGGGTGATGCCAGCGACTGACAGATAATAGCGACCACACGAAACCCCAACAGAAGCCAGTGGCTCACTCATCGCTCACCTAAAATCGCCGCTATCGCGTCAGCGACGGCCCGCTGCTGGCGGTAAAGAGATGGATCTTCTTCGCGGACCTGCCGCACGAACTCCGACATGAACCGATGCCAACCCCAGTTCGACTTCCGCACGGCGCGGACCAGAGCGGGCATATCCCTAAATCTCGTCTCCACGGACTGAATGCACACATCTGTGTCCGCATTCAGGTGGTCGTATTCACCGAGCATCAGGCGTCTCCTCGCCCACCCCGAGCTCGGACAGGTCGTAGTCGTTGGCCTGAACTGGCAGGCAGGCTCTCACGCGCTCGAAACTGTCC